GATTGATAATATTGATTTTAAACTTGACACTATTAAAGTTAAAAAAGATATAGAAAAATCCACCGAGAAATTTTTAAAAAATCGAAAATTATAATGCCCGATTGCAAAGAATTTAATTTTAACAATAAAAAAATCTATGTGTATGATGACGCATTTTCATCTCAAGAAAATTTTGATATCTACGCAATTATATCTCAACTAAATTTTACTAGAACAAATGTAGATCTATCATTTAATGTAAACGAAACTAATAAAAAATGGATTTGTAATTTAGGGCAACATGATATGTTATATCAATTTACCTTAGACAAATATTCTAAAACCATTGATTTTATACCATGGGAACAAGTTAGTGACGTTAGACAATATGTTAACTATTCTACCTCAGACACAGCTGATCTGATTCACGCAGACTGTAACACATTCCAAGAAGGAGTATATACGATACTTCAATATGCAAACTATACTTGGGATCCAAACTGGCACGGCGAAACTATTTTTTATGACTCTAATTCCGTTGACGCAATTTTTACATCAACAGTTAAACCGGGTAGAGTACTAGTGTTTGATTCTGTACTAATGCATTCTGCTACTACCCCATCAAAGATAGCAGAGTTTCCTCGATTTACAATAGCAACCAAAATTATAATAAACAAAAATGAATGTTAAACTTTTATCATATTCCCAACCTACAGAGGAATTCAGAGAGCTGGGTCTTGCGGATGCGCAAGAACTCATTGCGTATTGCGCCCGTGTCAGCAATCCCTCCAATCAGCTCAACACAGAGACGTCAGACAAACTCATCAAGTACTTGGTCAAACACCAACACTGGAGCCCTCTCGAAATGGTCAGTGCCTGTATTGAAATTACTACAACCAGAGATATTGCCCGACAAATCCTTAGACACAGAAGTTTCAGCTTCCAAGAGTTCAGTCAGCGATATGCTGACCCTACTAAAGACCTGTCGTTTGTATGTAGAGAAGCACGGTTGCAAGACGAGAAGAATAGACAGAACAGTGTCCCAGTCGATGATCAACTGTTACAAAATGAATGGTATCGTGCCCAACAACGAGTCATCTATGCCGCAAAAAGAGAGTACGAGTGGGCTATCGTTAACGGCATAGCAAAAGAACAAGCTCGGGCTGTATTACCGGAAGGCCTTATTGAAAGTCGATTGTATATGAATGGTACATTACGTAGCTGGATTCATTTTATTGAACTACGTAGTGCTAATGGTACACAGAAAGAACATCAAGAAGTGGCAATTGCGTGTGCTCGAGTTATCGCTCAAATTTTTCCGATGGCAACTGAACTAGCATCAAACTGAGTTCGTAACCAATCAAAATCATTAATTAAAGAAAGCGCCGGTAAATTGCCGGCATTTTCTTGGCCGTATGTTTTACCAGCGAGTGCGCCTGCGTAGGCGTAAAACCCATAAGACACATCATCATTAAGCACACACCATGCATCTAATCTTTCTTCAGTTTCAATATCAACTTGGCCGTCGATTACTTTACTTGATAACTTAACACATTCGCGAAATGCTGATTTCCAAGTATTAAATGGATCTGTATTAAAAGCAGTTATGTTTGATACTTGTGGCATTACTTTAAATTTAGAACTTATACTTGTAGTCATGTCAGTAGTAGTAGTACTCATATGCATTGTTAATGCCTTAGGCAACAACTTAACTCCGCCATAGCCGTATATCAATCCATTAATTGGATTTTTACTTTGCCATACATGAACAATACTGCGAACCATTTTTCTGCTTTGAATATTACGATACGGAATATATTCAAATTCAAAATTAAAAGAATCTTCAATAATTGCGTCAGCATCTACTACCCAAAACATTTCTGTAGTTGCTAACTTTGCCGCTTCGATGTGTGCTTGATGAATTCCTTTAACTCCGTGAACTCGAATTGCCCGAGGAAAACGTATTTTTAATTTAGTAAAATTATCATCAGCAAATGATTCATTATACGATATAAACACAATATCATAAGGATTAGGTGTTGATGCTATCACATTCCATTCTTTTTTGTTTAATGGAAATCTGTTGGTAAATTCTCGTTCAGTTACTATAGAATGAGTGCTGTATAACGTAACCCCGTCATAGTGTTCACCATTTAAAAATAAATGGTTTATATTCTTATCGTAAGTATACTCTTCTTCTTCTTTTCCAAAAAACAAATTAAATTTAAAATTAGGATTAACAGTTACATTAGACGGAATATTCCAAAATAATTCAGTGTTTGAGCTAGAAACTGCATTTAGATAATCGTTATAAGTATCTAACGTAAATTTTTCGTATTCTGGCGGAACGCTGGCAACAATATCCCATTCTTTACGGTGTACTGGAAATCTATGTTCAATTTCCCGTTTACTTAATGGTTTATTTTTAGAAAGTAAGAATACTCCGTTATACGTATCTTTCCCGTTGTCTCTGTGAATAAACACATGATTCTCATTACGGTCATAGTCATACTTTCCATCAAATGGATCAAAGGTGATATCAAATTTAAAATCTGGGTCGATCGCTATTTTTTTTGAAGTCATCCAAAACATACCAGTCGTACAGCTTTCCATTGCGTCTAAATATTCTTTATAAGTATCAATACAAAATATCTCATAAGTTTTAGTGATGCTAGCAACAATATCCCATTCTTTACGTTGTACTGGAAATCTATATTCAACTTCTCGTTTACTCAATAGTTTATTTTTAGAAAGTAAGAATACTCCGTTATACGTATCTTTTCCATTTCCTCTATGAATGAACGCATGATTCTCATTACGGTCATAGTCATACTTTCCATCAAATGGATCAAAGGTGATATCAAATTTAAAATCGTCAACCACTGATATCTTATTAGAAATCATCCAAAACATATCAGTTGTACAGCGTTCTATCGCGTCTAAATATTCTTTGTATGTATCAATACAAAATATCTCATATTTTCTAGTGGTTGTTGCTGGAATGTCTATTTCTTTTTTATTGTTAATAATGTATCGATAATCAAATTCTCTTTTTGATATATTGATTTCTTTCGATGATAGGCATATTCCAACACAGGCAAACGAAGCATCATGTTTAAATATATGGATATATTTTTGATCCCAATCCGGCACTTCGTAAGTAAAATTAAATGATGGTAATACTTCTACATCATACCACACTAACCAAAATAATTTTGTAAGAGATTTTGTCTTTGCTTCGTCGTAGGTCTTTGCTTGTTTAGCCAGTGGATAAAAAAATTTAAATTTTTTATATCTTTCTATGCTTGCATTACTACTAGTGGTAATAAAAATTATATCGTACATTATCGTTTTCTTATTCTACGAGGAGTGTTGTTATAAACTGTTTTAAAAAATTTACTGCTGTTAGAGTCTAATGTTGTTATTTCTAGACCGCATTCGTGAATTAATGTTTCACCTAATCCCATAATTTCATACGGCAACATATCTGTTGTAATTTTACTATACGTAGTTTCCCACTCATTAGTAAGCCATTCAAAGTCGCGCACATTAGCATAATCCCAATCTGTACAGTTGGTTAAATATGCGCCTTCTCTGGCTCCGTACATTGACCATAATCCATGTTCAACATCGGCACCTACATTACACCATATTAATAATCGATCGTAATTTTGCCACCAAATAGTTTTAAGGTCTTTTACCTTAGCACCCTGATCTAAGCTCATTTTTACACCTTCACGAAATCCTGCTCTCCATGCTTGAAAGGGGCTGGCATTAGTATAACTTTCGCTGTAGTTTTCGTTAAATTGATAATACTTGTCATCAAAACAAAATTCAACTAGCCCTTTAGTGTCATCTGGATTTGAATTTTCGTGTGTTTTCATATTGTTAACAAATTTACGTGTCCATAGTTTAAGGCCGCCATTGCCATACCTTAATCCATTAACATGAACACTACCACACCAACTAAACACATGGTCCGGGGTTAAATTCAATTCGTCTAGATCTATTTCAATTTTAAAAAATTCTGTATCGACTATGTTGTCAGCATCTACAGTAACAAAGTACTCAGTGTCACTTAGCGCGGCGCAGGCTTTGTGTGCAGCATCGCTGCCTTTTACACCGTGAACACGTTTAGCCCACGGTAGTTTATTACATAAATCTGCGTAGTTTTTTTCAGCATTTGGTTCATCGTAACTGAGAAATATAACATCTTGTTCAATGATTTTAATTTTGCTCATACTTTAAAATTCCATAAGATTCAAAGAATCGTCGGGTACTGATAGATATACTATAATAATCTTGTTCTGACGCTGAAATCCATGGAATTTCAATTGCTTCTGTGTTTGATATATCAAGTATGTCTATACTAATTGTTCTAATTAAGAAATTTGGATTATTGTTAAACGTGATAAAAAATAATAATTGCGCCGTTAATCCAATCTGTTTAATTTGTGTTCTTGAAGATTCATTAATAGAAAATTTCCAAGTTTTGTTAACGTTATTCCATACTATAGTCAGTGTAGTGTTGTCTGTAGGTTGGTCAATTATTTTTAATAACCAGTGTGTATTTGCGTTAATTGACTCGGACGGTTTAACAATAACCGGAGTATCTTTATCAATCAACGACACAATATATTCAGAAAAATTTTCCTTGCCAACTAGGAATTTTTCAATTCGGTTGTACTCTACTTTGATAAAATTGACAGCACTGTTTTCTCGTTTTTCATTAGTAATGGCATCTATTTTACCGCCTTCAAGAAAATAAACGTAATATAGATTATCAATAACACCAGAAATAGAAGCTAGTTGTTCATCAGTTAGGTATTCTATTTCGTCAGTCATAAATTTTTTGCCCTTCTAATTTTACCAGCATGGTGTCTGTTAGAAAATCTTTTTCTACATAATGAAACAAAAACTGTTGACGATAATTGCCAACTAGCATAACTCCGTCATCAAAATTAAACGATACAACATTTTGCCACGATGACGGAACTGGACTCCATCCTTGGATCGCAGTCTTCATATGTGTAAACTCAAGTGGTGAACATGGGTCTAGTACCTGTTCTTCAATGCCCATAATGTAGATTGACATTGCCGTTGCTAAATCAATACTGAGCCATTTTTGCGGGCTAGTAGTAGTAATAGTTTTTGAACAAAATTCCCAATTTTTAACAACAAATTCTAACACCTTAAAGAACTCAAGTGCTAAGTCTGATTTTTTAAAATAAAATAATGCCACATAAGGGTTAGGTAACTTGTTAGCAATAAACGTTTTCCTATGTACAATGTCTGTAGATATAATTTCATTTTTATAATTTTTAATCGTTGAGCAAAATTTAAGATCACTAT